ATATAAGAGTTTGATTTTCTAATGGTATGTTATTATTTATAGGATTATCCATCCATTTCCCATTTACTAATATTTGGTCTGGACTATTAAATGATTTATAACCAATTCTATCAATACCATAATCAGATTTTCTAAATCTAAATTGTCTTTCTAAAGGAATAAGTTGATCTTGAACTACTTTTCTAAATTCATTGTAATCCATCTTAGCAGGTATATTATCTCCTAATCCTTGTCTTATTAAAGCAACCTTATCTGCACCACCAGATTCTTTAGCAATAATGCCTAATGCTTGTTCAGTATTTATCTTACCTGTCTTATCTACTATCTTACTTATAGCTCCATCTTCCATCGTAGATTTTAAATGTAGTCCTGGCATCTCTTGCATTTGCCAGGGGGTAGGTGCAGTATTTACAACAGGAGTAACATTACCAGAATTAGGTAGTTGTTTAGCTGCATCATCTGTTTTAGAAACAGCCTTTTTCAATTTAGGGGCATATTTTACAGCGTTTTTGGAAGTTCCTAATAATTTTGCACCAATTCCTACACCTACTAAATTTGAAAGATCTATCCCAGCATCTAATAAAAAATTAGTAGTTCTTGGATCAGTAATGAACCCTGCTGGATCTGTTGGAAACGGTATGTTTTCGTATCCTTCAGTACTTCTTCCCCAAGCTTCTGAAGGAAGTTGTTGTTTTCCAGTCACTGCTTCTACCATTTGTTTTTGTGGGGCACTTATAAGTTCCATGGAAGTTCCTAAGAAATTATTATGTGCTTTTTTTAGAGAAGCTTGTGGTTGTAGACTTTTTGCTTTAATCTCTACTTCAGGAAGAGTTTGTGCAATATAAGTGTCTGTTTCAGGATTGTATGCCGCTAATCTACCCTCATCATAAGCCTTCCTATATTCTGGGGTATTGTAAACAACAGCATCTGGAGTATTCTTAATACCACCACCATCAAATTTTCTAGCCTCTTTAAGTAAAGTTGCATAGGGAGTCTTATCGCCAGACTTCCTAATCTCTCTAAGCATTTTTAAAGTACTCATTTAGACTTACTTGTTGTTGGTTTCTTATTGGCAGCAATCCTTTTTACCTCTATTTCCTTTTCTTTTAGCTGTTCATTAGCTCTATTCTTTCTCTTATCCTCATCAACTTGTTGCTGTTTTATCCTATAATCAGCTAAATACTTCTCTCTCTCAAGGGATTTATCTTCTGGTTGCTCAGGCTGTTCAGTAGACTTTTCGGCTTGTCTTGCTTCAATTTCAAGCAGTTTAACTTCAATTGCTGTATCAGATTTGAGTTGTTCAATTTCAATCTGATGTGCTTGTATATCTTCTCTATTTTCAATCTCCATCTCAAGCATCCTTTGCTCATGCTGCTGCTGTGCTTCTTGCTGTTGACGTTGGTTTTCCTGCATCTGAATTTCTGATGCTTCAATCTTACGCCTTGTATCAGCAACTGAATTAGACATATAGATGTCCATAAAGGTTGAGAAGTTAAGCACCTGATTTTGAATGCCTGCATGTGCAAGTTGGATGAGAGCATTTCTAAGTTCTGTCTGTGTAGAAGAATCTGTCATAACAAGTCCATAATCAGCCTCATTAAACAACTGTCCATCTAACAGGAATATTTCCTGTGCTAAATCAGAATCAGATATATACTGAAATGCTTGACTATCATTAAGGTAAGCAAACTTAGCCGTTTCAAGTAAGGTTTCTAATGCTCTTAGTTTAGTAAAATCGTGGAAAAGAAATAACTCCTCTGTTGAGTGTGAGGACTGTGTTACAGATCTTTCTATACCACCAACAGTTTCTCTATTGTCTACAGCACCTTCTCGTTGCCTTGTAATACCAACAGCATTACCAAGAGACTCCTCTATAAACCTCATCATTTCAATATTCTGAGCAATATAATTACCCATATCAGGATTATATATTTTTCCTGTGGTATTATAATCTCCTGCAAGTTTTCCCTGAGCCTTTCCTCTAACACCCTCGTTAAAACTATCTATAATAAGATACCCAACCTCTTCTCCGTAATACAACCATTTCTCCAAATCCCATGTTCCAGGTTTTTTGGACAAGTCAAGCTCAATCATCGGGCCTTTATACTTTGCAATAGCCTTATCTGTTCTGTAGGCAAGCTTGTTATACATATGGATATAAGGCTTCATCCTATTCATTAGAGAGTTAGCCTTACCACCATTAGTATTGTATACAGTACCTACATAACCAGAACCGCATAAAGAAAGATTATCCATCCTTCTGAACTGAATGGGTCTGGGTTGTATCTTTTTATAAATATCGTTTCCTATCTTAGTACCTTCCCACCACTCATTAATCCAAAGCCATTCAACGGTTTCTCCAGTAGATTCATCTTTTTTATAGTTCTCATCTACAAGCATTGACATGGGCTCTCCAGTAACAGGTTCAAAATAAGATAAAATGCCCACCTTACGTCTTGATTTCCAAACTACTCTACTAACTCTAATATTACCGTGTGTGTCGTAAGGAGCTGTAGAAAAATCCCCGTCTGGAATATCTATAAATCCATCTGTATTAGCTACTTTAAGAAAAGCCTGATCTGCTCCAGGGTAGTTTATTAGAAGGTTCGCATGGTTATCATAACCATAACCCTTCTCAATCATATCAATTTCTTTAGGTGTTAGGTGGTCATAGTAATTATCTATAACCCAACCAACAGAGTAGTACCCCTCTTCGATGATAATATCAGCATCCTCAATATTGTTACTGTTGGACATTCCTACAGTTCTTAGATTAAGTGGATTAACCCGCCTAAGAATGGGTTTACCAGCTATAATATCTGCACAATAGATCTCTTCTCCTGCAAGAAGAGCATCTTTAAACCCTTGATTAAATGTAAGTTTTAGTTTCTGCTCCTGCCAGAGATGTGTGAGTATCTGTGTTGCAAGCCTTTCTCTAATATCCTGAGCCTCATAGTTCTTCCACCTGTCAACTTCCTGAGCAACTTGTTGTGCTTGAGTCTCATCCATGTCCTCAGACATAGCGGCTTCTGTAAGTCTTTGTAATACAACTTGTTTAATGTATTTTTCTTTTTCACTAACAGCATCATCATTAGTAACCCTTATTCTCCAATCAAACCTTCTTTTAGCTTCTTCACCAATAAGTAGATTGATTTTACTTGTACCTATCGGGTAACAGTACATATCTTCAGGGAAGGTGCTGCCACCTAACCCCCAAGGATTTACAGTTCTTTCTATATCGTTAGGATCTAATATACCATCATATAACAAATAATTGGCTTTAATATTAGCCCTTGAATCTCTTACTTTTTCTCCAGAACTGTATAAAGACATTGCTAAAGCAGCGTCTATACAGTCTTTTTGCCACTTCTTATCCTTTTGATTAGTGGATTTCTTTTGAGAAGGAAAACTTCTATTTACAACTGAACCTATCATCTTGGTAGTTTAACTTACAATATTACGACATTAATTTAATTAAATCAATAGTTATATTAACTATTTTACTGAAAAAGTTTGAAACCTATAGCCTCTTCCCCTATTATATATTTTATCCCAGAAAGGATCTTTATCTGGTGTCATTACCTCTTTAGCTTTATCATCAGGTTTATACTTTATTCTAAGTTCCCTATAAATCATTAACAGTCCAAATGCTGAAATTCTATCCGTATTAAGATTAGGATTATAGAATATTGCTTCTCTAATAAAAGCTGGTGAATTAAGAGTCATTGCATTAGTAACTCCCTCATTCTTACCTGTTGCTTGTGAATTCATCCACGCTGGGCCTAACTCCTCTCTCCCCCACCTGTTAATTGCTGGAGTACCATACACACCTTTACCCTTATTACCTACTGTAGACCCCCTTTGCATATCCATATCTCTAAGAGCTTCTGGCGTATCTAATAGAAGATAGGTTGAGTTCTTACTATCAAAATATGTAAATATCCCCTTCTTCTGATTTTCATATAACATTTGAGCATTATAGTAAAGAAGTGCCCTTCTACACTGCTCATAAAAATCTTTAGCAAATTTAGTTCTCCCAGAATATTCAAATACTATCCTATCAGTAAAGGTATCTAATATCATGAATGATTGTAAAGATGTTGTAACATCCTGATTATCATCATCATCAATAGGGTCGTTTGCAGCAATATATCTTCCAAAAACAATTTTTCCTTCCCCGTCCCTCTGTGGGGGGTAGAACATTTCACAAGCCCCTTCTATATTTG